CTTCTTGTATTCGCTTATTAATTCGCTTTTGAACTTAGATAAGGATAGGCAATTAGATAGAGCCGTATCGCACTCTCTAAGGCTAGTATCTAAATAATTTATATCGGTTTTCGCTTGCAGAAATAAGGTATCTATCGAGGTAAATGAATCTAAGGTATAAGTGTTATTCCAACGGTTTACTATTTTGGTGTTTGTTTTTACTCTATCTTTATATTGAATTACTGATAAGGTTGTTTGACCTTGGAGGCTGTCCACTTGAAGGCTCAGTTGGTTTATTTTCTGGCTGCTCGATTGGTTTTGAAGTCTCAGTCTGTAGACTAAACCCAATACTAATATTACTAACCCAATCAATGTATAATCCTTCCATTTCATTTACAAATATAGTTTATTTTTTTTACTCAAAGGTTAATTCATTATTTGCATATATGCTAAGGCTTCCCATTATATCTAAACTATGCTTTTGAAATATCTCATCAAATAACAGCACAAAGATATTAGTTATTATATTAGCTTGGTGAACTTGTTTTATATACTTCGGCATTATATTATCCAATTCCCATAAATCGTATGCTTCGTTAAAAGTTAATAAGTACCCTTTATTTTCAAAGTAATCATTTAATTCATATTCTACTCCATACTTTTTACCCAACTCCATTATGTCCTTAAGCAATTCGGAATCTCTTGACCAATTACGGAGCGACTTATTAAGTGAATTATTTAACGACTCGTTCATGTTAAAAATTATGAGTTATTCTTGCAATTTGACCTTCCGTTTTATGGTGAATAAAAGCCTCAATAGCTACAGGAGCGTGTTGATAGCCGTTCCTATGGTGCCAACTATCCGCACCGCTTGGACTTCTTAATGTTTCAACAGTTATTCCTACATAGTCTTTGGCTATTTTATGATGTACATGATGACCGTAAATATACCTCCGTGTAGTTTTATCCCACATTTTGCTTTCTTGAGCTGCAAGGCTTGGCAGTAAATCCATTTTAGCTCCGTCCATGTGAGTAGTGGCGATTAGATTATCATGGTATTGAGTATATTTTCTGTGGCTCATATCGCAGTTGAAAGTGACGTTTTCTGAAAGTCTAAACCATGAATTTATACTATCTAATAAGAAAAATCCACTCATATAGTCATGATTTGAAGGATTGTAGACCACTTCTACAGGCGCTATCTGCATAAGCGTTTCAATTATTTCTACTAATAACTTTTTAGCCATGATAAAACTATCATACCACATTCCGTTCACGTCTTGTCTAGTTCCGCTTGTCGTTGTATTTTGCGCATTGTCAACGTGCAATATATCATTCCCTGCTATAAATATAATCTTATCAAAGTTAAAACCCTTTGACTTGCATAATATACCGTTTAATCCGTCCAATACTCTCTTCACTGCTATCTGACTGTTATAATCCTCGCCAGTTTCAAAAGAAGACGCTATTTTGCCTATATGAATGTCCGCTGGGTCAAAGACTAGGCAGCATGAATCCGTTTTGTTTTCGTAGTTTATCTTATTATACTTCGGAGAATGCTTATCCATCTCTGAAATAATCAAATCTCGCAGCTCTAAATAGTCATTTTCGGTATTTTTTTTGGTTGGAGCATACTGAATCCACTGCTGACCTGTAGTTTTTGACGTGGATATTTTTGTTATTTCAAAATTGGAAGGTACATCTATTGGTTCGCTCTGCAATTTCTCAATAGTAGACAAAACATTTCCGTTTTTATCTAGTTTTTTTTGAGTTTCAACCAATTTTCTATCACCATTTACCCCTCTAAGTTCATTTATAATGTCATTTTCGGCAAATGAAATAAAATACTTAGCTTGGTTTCTCCCAAATTCGTGATTTTTTACATGTAAGCCTAGATATTTAGCTTCATCGTCACTTAACCTTCTACATAGTTTATTCATCAGTTAATAGTTAAAATTTGATTTCTATTTCCTGACTTTTTAAAACTAACGTGTATCCAAGAAGGCTCACCGTTTACAGGATACTCATTTATTAACTGGTCAAATGTCAAATTCTCTTTAATAAAATTAAATATTTCGCTATTTTTTAAACCTCCCAAGCCTTGCAAATCTAAAGCCTCGCCTTTTGTATGCTGAGAATTTTTAGCGCCTCCTATGGCTTTATTTAAAGCTGGACTTCTATAGCCGCTGCTAATTCTTATTGGCTTACCTAGACCTTCTCTAAGTGGCTCAAATACTTTTTCAGCTACTAGCTTTAAATTGGCTATGACTTGTGGACTTGGCGTGTTGTCTATTCGCTTTCTAGTTGCGGTTTGACTTGTAATTAATTCTGCTAATGTTAAATGCTTACTGATTTTCATTTGAATAGCTAATTTATTTTACAAATATAGCTATAAATTTATGTTGCCTATGTCTTTTTTTAGTGACTTGAATACGTTTATCATTTCTTTTATGATAGTCAATAAAGGCTTATTACCTAGTTTTATTGATGTTTCGTCTATTGATTTTATTTCAATGTATATCCAAAGAATTGCAATAACTTTACTAAATAATAACTCTATTCCGAACATTGTATTAGAACTCACTATGAATGTATCTATCGTAAAGGCTAGCAATAACGAACCCATATAAAAGAATGTTTTTATAGAGAGGTTAAATAGTTTATTGCTCTGAAAACTTTTGATGCCGTTTAGCTTTATGGTAGCGTAAATAGCAAATATAGTGTCCGTCATAACAGCTAAACTCAATAGAAATATAATGCCATAGATAGGTGACAAAAAAGATATAAAGGCTAGTATTAAAGACTTTAAGAATAGGATTAAATCAAATTTAGGCATTTTCATTGGTTAAAAGTTAAAAAGGTGGTTCAATTGGTTTAGGTTGGTATTCTATCTGCTCTAAATCTTTTACCCAAATAAAGTCAGGGTTTACGCAATTATGCATCTCTTCAATAGATATAACCCAGTTGTCATTTTTGTCCTGTATGGGATTAAAAAAACTGTCTGGCTCATACCATTGACCTACTAATTGTTCTTTTTGTGTTTCTGTTAAAAGTCCTACTAATATCATATTATTTATTTTTAAACTTGGCGAGCCAAGGTTGTGTTGAAATTTTGTACCGCTGTATATAAGTTAGCTGCTTCGGTGTTAGTTAGTCCGTCTCCTAAAAATGCAAAACAATTGTTTTTAGATGAAAATTGTGAAGGTGTAGAATTATCATTCCTTGCCATCAATGTTATTTTTCCAGAAGGTTGTGTTAATGTTTGAGCAATTGTATTTACCGCACCCATCAAACTACCATTTTTATATAAAGATTGTGAACTAGAATTTAAAATACTACCAACTAAAAAACCACTTGAACTTACATTACTTCTATTTATTCTATGATTTGTAAAATCGTAACCATCAAAAAAAGCATTGTTGGCAGCATTTTTAACTGCTAAACCAATTATAGGTAAAAAAGCAATATCAGAGCAACCCATTTCTATTGAAGCACTTGTATAATTATCTCTTGTATATAAGCCAATACTTAAAGAATTATTAGTTAAATGAGTTGATGGTCTTAAAAAAGTGTCTGCATACCCATTTGTTCCGTTTCCTTGTACCCCATTGGAACTATGAGTAACACCACCAAAGAACTGCAACCTAAACGCAGCATTTAAATCTCGTGGGTCTTTTAAATTAAACTTGTGAGTAGATGCCGTACCTCCGACCATTGGATAGATAGCCTTCATTTTACTCCATACCCCAGCTGATTTTAAATCCACTACTAACTTATCAATAGATGAACTTATTGTAGGGTCGGTAATTGCAGCAGCAGTTAGGAATGCTTGAGCGTCTGCATCTACGCTAGTTTTCGGCATTAAAGATATTATACTTCTATAGCTCATATTATGCTTGTGTAGTTACTCCAATTATATCAAATGTGTCATCTGTTGAGTTGTAAATAATACCTAAATAAGTAGTTTTATTTATTACAGTTGTAGTTGGCAAAGTTACTCCTATAGCTCTGTATTTTGTATCGTATGCTATTGACCTTGCAGTTCCATTG